CCAAAAGCGAAGAAAGAAATAAAATCAATCAAATTGTGACGGAAACTCGAAACCGTCACCAGGAAAAAACACACGAATCTTTTCTTCGTATGAAACCTTATTCCCTAAAATGTCAAGAAGAGGAAATCCAATCTTCTCGGCGTAACCACTATACTGTTTGCAATAATTATCAAACAGTGAAGGGAAAATAGACAAGGAATCCCTATCTATACTTTGAGTAAGTAAATAGAGAGAATGAGACCCTGGATTGTCATACAAATTGTCCAAGACATCAACATTAAGAACAGCACCGAAAGCAAGTAAGTTCTCATAATAGGCAAAAAGCTGCTCATGAAATTCAGGATTAGTATTCATATGAGCAAAAGACAAAACCTTAGCAAGTTCTAAGTTAATATTGGAACTCGAAGAAGCAGACCAGCCCAACTTAGTCGGACCATCTTCAGGTTGCTTCATAGGAATAGGAGTGTAAAAGGGTTCACCATCAAGATAAACTTGAACAACAGTCCACTTAAGAAAGGTGAGACCCAAAGTAGTTAAAGAACGAACTTCTCTATAACCGCCAGGGGATCCATCAGTCATTGTAGTACTGACAAAATGGATTTCACCAATAAAAGTTTCATTGGTATAACGGCGTATAGAATCTCTCTTATATAGCATGCCGTAAACCTCTTCACACATCCGTATAAAATCATCCCACAAATCACCAGAACTATCATCATAAAAAGGATAACGGGAAGTGACCTCAGGATAAGAAACACCATGATCATCACCATAAAAAAACCCAAGAATCATCCAATTCTCAACCATATCTTTTAAAAGCTCATCATCTGGATACTTACGCAACAACTTGCGCAAAAAAGTAAGAAACAATATCATTTGATTCAAAGTATCCATAATGGAGGTACCAAAAACACCGGAAAACAACCGGCCCTCTGTAGTATAACATTTGTCAGTGCTATACATATACATCTCCTTAGTTATATTCTGATTGTGGAAGATAAGAAGAAGTATACGCAATATGGGATCATCAATATCTTGCCCATACATAGCAAAAACAGTGCCAAAAGCAGCGGCAAGAACCATAGCTGAAAGGGTAGTATCATAACTAGACCAGTCTCCCTCAACAAACACACGCTTGCTCAGGTCAACACCACGAGCACGCC